TGTGGATCATCGCCAGACCGACGCGGCCGGACTTCTCGTAGGCCTTCGTGACGTGATCGAGCGAGGTGGCAGCGCTGTTGTCGTTGAGCCACTGCTGGATGGCCGACTCGGCGTCGCTCTTGTTCGGGTCGAACTCAACAACGTCAACGTCATCAGATACCATCTGTGATCACCTCAGCGGCGACCTTCCAGACGGAGCGTAATACTCCCGACGTCGGTGCCAGCACCAGCATCCGTACCGTCAGATACGCTGACGACGAGCACCTGGTCGTTCTGGTCGTCCACCTTCGCGACGTAGGACTTGTTGTCGTGCCCGACGACGGTCGCGTTCTTGACGACGTTGAGATCCGAGTCGTCCGTCCAGGTGGACAGCGGCTCGTTGTCGGCGTTCGTCAGCGCGGTAACACTCTTTGTGACCTCGTCGACGTTCCGAGCCCCGAGGTTCTCCGACGCCATCAGTCATCACCCTCCTCGTCGGTGCCGGCCGCCTCAAGGGCGGCGTGCACCTCGTTGTTGTCCTGCTCGGCGAGGAACTCAGCCATTTCGGTCACTTCGGCGCCGCGAAGGCTGAACTCGTCGGCGTCCTCGCGGACCTCCTTAACGGCAGCCTTCAGCTCGTCGCGGCCGTACTCGTTGACGAGGGTGGCGGCACGGCCGTCGTCGCCGCCCTCGTCGGCGTCCTCCTCGTTGACGCCAGCGATGTCTCGCAGCTGGTTGGGGATGCGGCCACCGTCGACGGGATCCTCCAGGCCGAGTGCCTCGTAGACCCGGTCGCGGAGCTCCGGGTCGGCGCCGCGCCCGAAGACGTTGTCGGGAAGGCGATCCTTGGAGAGGAGTGCCTCCGCGAACCGCTCGCGGTCGTCGGCGTAGACGATGTCGAGGTCGTCACGGTTCTCGAGGTAGGCCAGCCCCTCATCTGGGACCAGCGCGAAGTACCAGATACCCGCGTTGAGCGGGGCTGTGCCGGGCCAGCGGCCCTGCGAGGCGAGCGCTCCTCGGGTGGCGACGCTGCTGTGCTGGCCGGTGTAGCGGAGTGCGATGAGCTCCAGGCCACGGATCTCGCCGGCCGCCTCCTGTTCGAGGTTCTGCTCGAGTGCGATGACACCCATGATTTATTCCTCGATGTCTCTGAGCTTGCCCATAGCCGAGAAATCGCGGACGACGAGCTCGTGGTACATCGCGAACAGCGCCTCGTTCTTGAAGTCGCCAGTTGCGAGCGGGTTGACCGGCGCATCGACGCCCGCGCGCCAGACGTCCGGCGTGCGGTAGTTCTCGATGGAGATCTTGGGGCGGGCCTCGCCGTCGTTGCCGACCTGGGCGAGCGACGGGTCCATCGCGTAGATGCGACCCAGGCTGTCGCTCGGGACCGTCTCGGCGACGATGATCGGGTGACCGTCCCAGTGGCTGATCTGAGCGTTGAAGTTCGCACCCAGGCGGCTCTCGGCGTCGTTGACGTCCTCGCGGGTGGCCTCCCGCAGCGCGTCGGCCCGGAACTGCGAGTCGCGCAGGTCCGACATGACGCGGGCCGTGTCGTAGCCGGTGACGAGGAAGAAGTTGCCCCGTTCGGCCGAGCCGTTCTGGACGTAGTTGTCGATCCACGTGTTGATGCGGTCGGCGTTGAGCTGCCGCAGCGTGCCGTTGTTGTGGTCGACATACGCGTCGGCCCAGTTGGCCTCGTTGTCGCCGTCGGCGCCGGTCGCCGAGCGGTCGATGTCGTAGACGTCCAGGTCGCCGTCGCTGAAGGCGTCGCCGTTGGCGTCCTGGCCGTTGGTCTCCTCGTCTTCGGAGGCGACCGCCCGGTCGATGGTCAGGAGCAGGTCGTCGCTCCCGTACTGCGGGGTGTCACCGGCGGTGCCGCCGGTGGCGTTGACGGTGCGAGCGAGCGCGTCGCGCTCGACCGACCGCACCATGTAGTCCCGCATGATGTCGACGAGTTCCTCAAGCCCGACGCTGTCGTGGCCGAGACGACTCTCGATGTCCACGATGACGTCGCTCTCGATGGCCATCGAGGAGATCCGCACGTCGGCAGACACCTTCCGGATGTCGGCCGTGACGGCCGTCGGGACCGAGCCCCCGCCCGAGATACCCGAGACGCTGGGCGGGTTGAAGATCGCGCGGTAGGTCTTCGCCGGCGTCTCGCCGGGGTTGATGTTCTCCTCCCCGGTGCGATCGACTTCCGGGATCGCGCCGAGGATGTTGTTCTTCATGTTGACCTGGTTGTAGAGGACCAGGCCGGCGATGTCGTTCACCAGGTCCGTCGTGCTGGTGCCGAACGTGGCCTGCTGTTCGAGGTTGTCGAACAGGTCAGACCACATTCCGCGAGCCGTCGCGCCGGGAGTGAACTGCTGGTGGTACAGATGCTGCGTGTGGGGATGCAAGATTAGTCACCTCCGTTGCCGCTGCCGAAGGTCATGGACTCGACGACGCCCTCGACCTCCTCCTTGACGTCCGATTCTGCCGTGACGCTGCCGCCCGCCGGATCCGCCGTCTCGGCGGCCTCCATCTGCTGGGCGACGTTCTCGGCGACCGTCTCGCCGACGCCCTCGACCGCGGACTCCAGCTGCTGGGAGAGCTGCGACAGGCGCTCGTCGAACTCCTCCTGCGTGACGTAGTCCGCCTCGGACTCGCCGCCCTCGCCGGACTCCGTCTCGAGGTCGCTGAGGTGCTCGTTGACGGCGTCGCCGACAGCATCACCGACCTCCTGCTGGACGAGGTCGCGGACGTCGTCCTCGTCGAGCGTCGACTGCTCGTCGTGGCCCGGGTCAGTATCCTCGCCGGGCTCGTCGTCCTCGGGGTCCTCGTCCCCGCCCTCGTCGTCGGCTTCCTGTGCCGCTTCGAGTTCGTTGAGGAGCGCGTGGACCTCTTCCTTGTCCATACCGAGCTCGTCAGCGACCTCGGCAGCGAGATCGTCGCGGTCCATCTCCTCCTGGTTGAGGCGGGAGTGGATGGACTCGAGACGCTCCTCGGCCTGCTCCGCAATGTGCTCGGCATCTCCATCGTCGCCGACCACTTCTGCGGCCGCCTCGTTGAGCGGCTGTTCGCTCTGCTGTGCTACCTGGATCGTTTCGCCAACCAGCCCCTGCTTGGACTGGCTGAACAGGTGGTTGAAAATATCCACTGTAAGTCGACCTCCGATTGCGTCTCGAAGGTTTGTAGTCCCGGAGCTGGAGTCCTCAGCCGTCACGGCCGCACCGCCCGTGGGAGTCGTACCGGCATCATCGGCCCCCAGCAGACCGCCAGTGGCGGTCCCATGTCCGAATCGGGCCTGAAACTCGGCAACGCCGAAGTGTGAGCCCTTGTTCTTGATCATCTCGTCTTCGCCGATGGTCACCGCCAGGAAGTCGACCTCCTGGGCGACCTTGCCCTTCTCGACGCGGTCGTACTCCCGGGTGTACACTGTCACCGAGAAGCCGTCGAGATGGCCGTAGTACGATGAGAGGCGCGTCTCCTCCGACAGGACCGACCCTTCGATGTCGTTCTTCCCGTAGACGTTCGCGACGAGCCACAGCGCGTCCTCGTCAGCGGTACCGTTGTCCCCGGGGAGCGACTCACCCTCGCGGATGACCTGGGTACGAAGCGTGTCGCCGGCGTCGAAACGCAGCGTTTCGTCGTCGTCCAGATGGAGGGTCGTCGCCTCGTCGAGCGTGTGCTCTTCGCGAAACTCGCCGACCTTCGTATCGTCGTGTCGCCGCGAGAGGTTGTCCAGCGCTAACAGCTGGTCAAGCCGCTCTTCGAGGGCGTCCATCTCGATGTAGAGATGCTCCTCGCCAGGAGCGGGGTCGTTCCACTGCTCGATCGACGCTCGGCCGAAGATGACGAACTCATCCGCCGTGACGACCTCGCGCTCTTCCTGCGTGAGGTTCCCAACGTCGAACTCGGTGTCCGTCCGGACAGGGCCGTGGTTGATCGGGCTGAACGAACCGCTCGCGGCTGTCGTCGTGCTCATATACTACGTACCGATTGAAAACAGCGTTACTCAGCAGCGCTCTCGTGGTCGGTAGGGGCCGCAGAAGCCTCCCCATCGACCACCGATACCTCGGCGTTGTATCGACGCTCAATCGCGTCGATGGCTTTCTGGGAGAGTCCGCTGACCGTCACGGCCTGCTGGTCGGGGTCCTCGTCGGTGCACTCAGAGCACACCATTGACCCCTCCATGCGGTCGTTCTCCCCACACTTCCGGCATTCTGTGGGGAGGCCAGCCTGCTGGTTGGAGTTCTCACTAGCTGCGGCTTCGACCGTCTCCAAGTGCTCAACCGTGCCGCCGGCCGCCTGCTCAAGGTCGTCGACGGACCCGTAGTCGCTGACATGGGGCTCTTCGAGTTGCTCGTCGTCCGGCCAGGCGTCGATGCGCCAGTCTACGTAGACGCCGGCGTTCGGGAAGTTCACCCCGACACCCATGACGTCGCTGTCAAGGTCCATCCCGCTGTCTTCCGGCTCGACGATACGGAAGATGTCGGCAGCGAACTCGGCCGCCTGCTGGTCTGCACCCGGGGCAGCGCTAGGGTCGTAGACGACGAGTTGTTCGTCCTCGTGCCACCAGACGCCGTCGTCACCGGCCCAGTCAGACTCGGCGGCGAGGTCGTCCATGTCGGCCGCTTGGATGCCGGTGAGGTCGTCCAGCGTGTTGACCTCAATCCCCCCAGCATCGGCCTGCATTTCGGCCTGGCAGATTGCCCAGGCGCCCGACTCCTCCATCTCGGGGTTGTCGTCAAGCACGCTCTTGACGCAATCGTGGACTTTCTCGGGCATGAGTGACTCCGTCAGTTCGGCCGGTCGTAGTGCTCAACGTAGGTGTCGCGCTCGTTCCAGTGGACCGACCACTCGGCGCCACCGAACTCGGGGTAGTGCTCCTCGCGCTTCTGTGCGACGAGTTCCTTCAGCTCGTCAAGCGGCCGCGGTGTCCCGCCGAACCGGGGGTTCGTCTCCCGGAGGAGCTCCCAGCAGGCGTCAGTCTTCGCGTCATCGGCCGGCCCGACCCACTTGAACAGTCGGTCGTCCGTGTCGCCCTGCTGTCGGTAGCCGACCTCGCGGGCCTCGTTCAGCACGTTCGTCAGCTGTGTCTCGAGTGTCGACCGTGCCTGCTCCTCCGTGAGCTTGAACCGCTCTGCGAAGTCCTGGATGAGCGACCGTCGCGACCAGCCAGCCGGTTGGTCCAACTTCTCCTCGAAGAAGTTCTTCACGGCGCCGCCCGTGACGTTCGGCGCCTCGTACTCGCCGCGGTAGATGGCGGCGTTATCTAGCGCCTGCTGGATCAGCTCTTTGACGAACTGCGGCATGTCGCCCGAGTCCAGCCACGACTCCTGGCGGGCCTGCTGTTCTAAGCCGACCGCGTCGGCGCCGCCCCAGACGAGTTCGCGCTGCATGCTCTCGAGGTGGCGTATCGCCTCGTCGACGGGCGTCCCGGCGTTGGTGTT